GTCCATAAGTTAGCCGTTGGATTTGGTGAAATCGCCTGGGGCGCTTGCTCTTGACGAGAGATCGTTGCGTTCCCTGACGGCGGTGGCGGCGCTGATTTCTTTTGCAGTGATTTGCGTCGCTTTGTTGGCTCGGTCGACCTTTGCCATTTCTTCGCGTGATGGTCGTTTGCCTTTAGGTGAGAAGGGTCCGCCTAGCAGAGATATGGCTCGGCCTGTTGACGATGTGGCACAGTTTTCGACCCACGATGTTCGGTTGACCGGTGATGCGTCTTTGACTTCGTGTGCGAGGTCGACGCCGGTCGGGTGTTCGTCCGTTGCGTTCAGGTAAATCGAACATTCGACGATGATGCTCTTCTCGTCGATGTGGACGATTTTGTTGACGATGCGGCCTTCACTAAAGGTCTTCCTGAAGAGGTCGATGCGCTCCTGGACAGTCTGATACTGGCTGAGGTCAAAGTTAGCCACGAGTGGTCTCCAATTCTTTGTAGTTGTTGAAGTCTGTCACGAATCGGTGAGCGACCTCGATAAGGTCCGCAATCATGTCATTATCGCGCTCGATGATGAAGTGTTTGGGCTCCATCCAGGCCGGCACGAATTCGCCAGAATCGGTCTGCATACGCAACAGCCATCCGAAGACGCACTGAGTCGCTCCGGTGACATACATCTGCCATTGAACCTGCCGACGGTACTGAATGGGGATGTCCCCTGGAATCATGCCACGGTCGAGTCCTTTGTCCCAGTCCGTACCTGTGGTCTTGACTTCGGCAATAATCGACCAGTCTTCGTTCAGGCCGTCGGGTGTGGCCAGGTGACGCTCTTGCTCGGCAGCTGCGATGAGCCAGTCGTTCGGTCGAATCTTGTATTCGGATGGCAGACCGTTGACGATCCATTCTTCGTAGTCGCGGCCGAATCTCATGTAAGCATTGTCTTCGATGACATTGTCTTCGGGATGTAGGGCTCGCTTGAGCTCCGCATCGTATCCGCCTGGACCTGATGCCGCCTTTGCGACTGTTGTTGCACTGACACCGTATTCGCGGGCCTTGTACCATTCGTCAGTTCTCGAGCGGGCTATCATCCTCGATTCGTTCATATATCTGTTCTCCTAGTCTGAGCATTGTTAGGGTGAATCGTCTCACAGACCTACGACGCGAAACGCGGTCCATAGGCATACCGAGATTGAACCGAAGATCGTCGATAAAGTCGCGCTTCTCAGTCCAGGCGGCAATTGCTTTTTCGGCACGGAGAATTTCGAGCTCTTTGCATACATCGAGCAGACGGCCATAAGTTTGATTTATAACCTCGCCGGATGATGGCCAGCGTTCGTTATACGGATCCATACCAGACCAAAGCGAGACCGATAATGCCAGGCACTAATGCCCAGCCGGCGGAGATTAGGCAGCCGATAAGTGCGATAACTGTAAGGGTGCGACCGAGATTAAATGCTTGCTGTTTAGGCATGATGCTCCTCTGCTAGTAGGTGCTCACACCATAGCACGAGATGGGGACCAGTGCGCCCTAATCACACTGGTCCCCGCCGGATAGGTAGAAAGGAGAAAGACCCTATCCGGTTACCGTCTCGGGAGACTCAGCGATTGGAGTCGGTACATCCGAGACAATAAGTGCAGCTGCGGCTCGAGCTGCGGCGCGTTCGCGTTTACGCTCTTTGAGCTCTTTAGCGAGGAGTCGTTCTGGGTCGAGCCATGCTCCGGTGCGGTCTTTGATTGCAAAGTGAAGATGTGCGCCTGTTGTGGCCGTACCGGTGTTCCCGCTCTTTGCGATTAGTTGACCGAGTGTGACTCGGTCTCCGTTCGAGACGAGAAGCTTCGAGAGATGGAAGTAGTGGCTGAAGTTGCCGTCGCGGTGTTTGATGACGATTGCGATGCCCGCCGAGCTCTTCAGATTCTGTGTGGCCGATACGACTTTGCCTGGCGCGGTGGCAAAAATGTCGTCACCAGTGGCACAGTTGAAGTCGACGCCTGGCGAGTATGATCCGCGAGCCTTGTGAGCTGCGAAGTTGTCGTTGATTGTTTTGGTGCGACATGGTCGCGTGTAGTCAACATCGGTCATGGTGTTCCTGTCTTCGTGATGATTATGGATGTGATGACGGCCATGACGCTGCTGATGCCAGCGAACGACCAGACCTTCATCTCAAGATTGCGGAGTCGCTTCTCGTGATCGTCGAGTTGCTTCGGGTGATCGCCGAGCCGAACCTCGAGCTCGACGAGCTTCTCGTAAATTCGGTCGAGTGTTACGACCACACCGTCACTCACTTCTTGCCGTCTTTAGCGCGTGCAGTTTCGATGGCGGAGTTAATGGTCGAGTTGAAGTCTCCTTCGTCGACCTGGCCCTTACCGGCGTAGATGAAAGCGAGTGCTCCGAAGATGCCGAGGACGCCGGTCAGTGAGCCCATGAGAGCGGATTGAGTGACGGTGAGCCCGATTGCGGAGCCCGCACCGAGTCCGGCGATTCCGGCTCCGAGTGCGAAGGATGCGATGCGTAGGACGCGGCTGAGAATGTTTTTCATGTTTATACCTTTACGAGATAGAGATCGAGCATATAGCGCTCGGGGTCGATGTTTCCGTCGATGCCGACGATTCGGTGTGTAGTTGTTGTGCCTTTGTAAACTATGGAGATTGTTTTTCCGACGGATAGTGCCGGTACTGATGTTAGGTCTTCTTGACAGTTCCATCGAATGCGGGAGACTCGCAGCGATGTTGTGGAGTATTGGCTCAGTAACAGGGTCGCAACATTGTCGAGTTCGTTAGTTACGCGAAGGCTTGGAGATGATCCGACGCCGCCGGTCCAAAGGTAGCCGTAGGTTGCGTCCCAGGGAGTATCGCCGTCAAAATAAGGCGATGTGGCAATAAGGGATGGAGGATAGTAAAAATTGAAACTATCTGCCCAATAACGGTCTCCTACGAATTGGTTTCCGCCACCGGAACGGCTAATAATTACTCTTAAAACTGCTCTTGTCGCGCCCGCTGGAGAAAATGCGCCAATAGTACCGGTGTACCAGGTGTTCGCTGTCGTTAGATTAACTGAAGCACCCGTAGACGATGAGATTGTCGTTTCATCGTCGTTCTGCCAGTCGATTACAGGTACGAATCTTGCATCTGTTCGAGATGGTGTGCCTCGCGCCACCTGAACATCAAAACGGTAAAAGGGGAAGACCGCGCCTGCTGGTGCTGTGACAGGAGTGCCGTCACTTTCACCACCAGTAAATCTGATTTGCGCGTTTACTGCCGCCACGGATTGATATGATCGCAAAGCCCATTGACCGTTATACGCTGAAAAAGGTGTTGGCTCTTCGGATGGTTTGCGGCGCCTAACTTTCGCTGTAGCGAGTCCGGTGTAACCATCGTCTGAGTATTCGGCGGATGGGTTAGCTACTAAATTTGCGTCGCTCCAATAAAGGCCGATGTTGGTTTCGATTTCTGTTTGTCGGTTTCCGTAGATACCGATTGAAGTGGCGTCGGTTGCTTTTTCTGTTGTGTCTAGAGCGACGCCGACAACATTCTGGTTATTGATAACCATGAAGTTTGTTTCGTTGAATCCGCCAATTCGTGTTATGTCTGTTCCGTAAATGTGTACCCTGCTGCGATTGTTTATTACGACAGTGTTTGCAACATTTTGGGAAGTATTTTCAATATCAATTTCTGTGTAGTGGAGTTGACCGGCCGTGCCTAATACATCGGTAAAGGTTTTGCCGGAAGAGACGAGCGACGCTGCTGATCTAATCTCGACCAGACCTGTCCGACCTGTCGTGATGTTTGTTGGCAAAACATTACGAGGATACCAATAAGTGTTAGCGGTGCTTGTTATCAGATCAAGATGGTTCGAGATGTTGGCAACTAGGTCAGTATCGCCCATGTTCTGGATAGCGCCTGAAGTTACAGCTGAAACTATTTTTGTTGCGTATGTCGCGTCCACAATTTTGTTTATTGCTGCTACTCGATCGTTCCAACCATAAAGACTGTCGGTTTCGTTTACTCCAGTTGTAAAGTTTGCCCCGCCGGCTCCGACCAACTGGAATTGCGAAACATAACCGACCCAGTCGATACAGTGCAAAGTTGTTAGCGTGATAGGTGTGTTGAGGCTTAGGGAGTTATCGAATACGACCTGCTGCGAGACATTCTCGATATAGCCGACGAAGGCATAGCCAGCGAATTTGCTGAATGAGATACGCACTAGCGCACCGACGGCCGGAACAGTTGCAAGGTTTTTGAAGGTTGCGTTTAGAGAGCCGACATCGACCTGCGATGATCCTGGCGCACCGACTCGACCACCTTGCGAATAGTTGACTCCGTTAACGAGCTGTGCTGTTCGGTCTGTCCAGACAAACGGTGACGCCCAGGGAGAAGTCTCTATGAGCACTTCACCGTATAGCGGCCGTTCGATGATTGGTAGAGCCATTATCGTCGACCATTCGACCGGTTATAGTCTGCAAGTACCCTGGCCACCTCGCGTCCGGCGCTCACAGAGTCAATAGGCGCGTTGAAATTGATTATCGGTGCAGAGCTAGGGTTACGGTCTGCCGGCGTTGTAGGACCGCTAGGAGCGTTATTGTTCCCGCCCGAGCCGTAGAAGCGCCGTCCGCCGCGTCCAGCACCACCAGGGCTAAATACTGTGTTCTCTTTGTTGTAGGCCGCCAATTCGCCTGTGGCCGCCTTCCAGGCGTTCATCAGGTCAATAACAGCGCCGACCACCGTGTTAATCGCCTTAGCCATGTTCACGAAGGCGTCCACAATAGTCTTCAGGTCTTCTTTACCCTGCGGAGAAGATAGCCAAGCGCTAATCTCTTTGTTCATCTGCTCCAGGTAAGGCAGCATCGCCTCGCCTATCGCATCCCCGATCTGATTGAATTGTTGAATCAGTTTCTCGAATGGGGTTGCGGACGCTTCCGACAGACCTTTGACTCGGCCTTCAATTTTGCCCAGGATGAGTTCTTGAGCTTCGAGCTTCCGACCAGACTCTGCCAAGACGGTAATCTTGCGTCGCTCTTGCTCTGTAAAGACCACACCGGCACGACTCAGAGTGTTTAGTTTGGTTGCGGGGTCCTCGAGCATACGACCGAGTTTGATGGCGTTAGATTCCATCTCCCCGAATCCACCAGCTGCGAGGTCCATCGCCGCCTTCGTGGCACGGTCGAATGAGCCACCCATACGATCTGCGCTCTTACGAATCGACGCAAACATCAGAAGCTTCTTCTGAATAGCCTTAATCTGCTCGTCATCGACGCCGGTAGCCTTCGAGACGGTGTCCGCATACTTAGCCATCCGCTGGACAGTCTTATCTGTGGCCGCCGATATGCCGTTCATGTTCTCCAGCATGAATCGGAGCTGAATGTCGGCCTTGCGGGATTCTGCACCCATGTTGGCCAGCATCGGAATCACTCGAGACAGAGAAGCGACCAGGGTAACTAACGCGGCAGCTCCCATCTGGAAGCCACGCATCGCAACCTTGCCGAAGGTCATCGAGTCGCGGCCGGCACGCTGAAGACCGGAAGACCAGCGTCGCGTCTGCGCGACCAGCGTAACTATCATGTTTCCGCTTGCCATCGTCTAGCCTCTCTCTTTCAGAATGTCGTGTAGGACCTCGAGCTCATAGGAGCTGAATTCGCGGAGCACACTCGGCGCGAGACCGGTTGCGACCACCAGCGGAATCATTCGCTCCGCCTGGTCCTTCTTTATTTTTTTAGTGGTGTCTCTTCAAAGATTTTCGAGAGTTCGTCCGGTGTAATCTTCCGAGCGTCCTCGATCGTGAACGAGCTGTCAGTTTTGCGCTTCAAGACCCAGACCAGTGCGGTCCGCAATTTTGAGACGCCTGGCTTGTCTTCCCCGATGTCCGAGAATGACAGGCCGGCATAGTTTTCAATGTCCTCGATGTCTCCGAGGGTTAGGGTGTCGATGTCCATTGGTTTCTCCTTATGATGTTTTCTTGTATTCGTATCCGTTTACTTCGATGTATCGCTTCAGCAGCGAGTTCCATAAGTTTACGACATGGGGCTTGGATGCTTCTCGAGCACGCTTCAGATAAGTGTTTTTGTTTCCCGATCTAATGCTCTCGTAACGGATCCCCTCGAACGGCGGGCCGCTTGGGTTGCGTCGAATGGTGTAACGACCGAACGGATAGTAACGACCGAATGACACTGATTTACCGTATGGCGTCCCAGTGACCACTACACCACCGATAAGCGTCCGCTTGTCACCGTACTTATTAAGTACCCGAGCCGAAGATTTACCTTCAATTTTGCGAGCCAGTTGCCCGCTCTTGATAGGTGCTAAGCGTCGACTCTCTGCGGCCACGATCTGCGCTCCACGCTTCATCCATGAGTTGTAGGTCTTGTAGTCCCTGGCCATGTGCAGCATAAACCGACGAGTCTCGCGGACTCCGGTTAGCTGGACATACCCTTTGGCCTTTAGTCTCTCGGTTGAATGGAGACCGAATCCGACGCCAATAGGTGTGCCACCAGGGACATTGACCGTTGGCATGGTTTACGAGGTTGCGAGGAAGGGCTCCCCGACGATGTCCATGCGGACGCCCTCGAAGGAAAAAGTCCCATCGGCCGACGCCTGGCCACCAATTACGAACGACCCGCGCATCGGAATCCGAACGGTCGAAACTACGACCTGCGGAGATGCGGCGTTCTTTGAACGGAAGTGCGGTTTTGCGGCCGTCGCTGTGCTGTTACCGTGCGGAGCATAGATGTATTCGACCTCTTCGCCGGCGTTGTCCCACATGGCACGCCAGAAGGATGCCGTGTCAGTTGACTGGACTCCGGAGACCGTGAAGAAATAATCCGGTCGGCCGCCGAGGCTGACATCGTAGAAAGTTTCGCTATCTGACGCTGCGGGTTCGGACTGCATTTCGACTGAGGACAAGTCTGCCCAGTAGTCGGTGCCGTCGATGGTCATCTGAAGCGCATTGGCTTTGATTCGTGTTGAAGTTGGCATGATTAGCCTTTCTTATTGTCTGGTGATCTGGTAGATGGCGGCGTCCACACCTAAGAAGGCAGATGCGTTCTCGCCGAATTGTTCTGGTGCTTGCATACCGGACATATAGAATCCGGCGGCCGAGTCGACAGCGTCGATAACATCCTCGACATAGCCGTCCATCGTCGCGGTCACATTCTGATTAGTCAGTGCTTGAGCGAAGATGCGGACGCTGAATCCGATACGGTATTCCCCAAAGTTTTCGCCTGGCTGAATCCAGTCCCCAAGCGGGAAGATAACAGCGCAAGGCGGTGTGATGTTCGGGGGAACATAATCGAAGACTCGGAATCCGGCATCCTCGAGGAGACCGGTGAGAGCTGCGCGGGCTTCGCTTATCACTTACCGAATCCGATGTTCCCAGTTTGAGCCAGGACGAATGGTGCGAGCAAATCGTAGCTTCGGACCATGCTGTCTCTAGCGATTCTCATCGGGGCCGCATCGAAGGATGCGAATTGTGCGATACCACCTGGAGCAGAGCGACGGTTATACAACTCCGCACCACACTCCATGATTGCTCGGGTACGAACGGTCGCGGGGACATCCTCGGTCTCACCGATGAATCGGTCGACCAACTCCACGGCGGGGTCCCAACAGTGGTTATGGATGAATTCTTCATCCACACCACCGATGACTGCCCCGACATAAGTCGTAAGGTTGTCCCACGCGGCCATTCGCTTATCCCTTCGCTGTTCTTACTTAGTCAGCGACAGTTGGAATAATCAGAGCCGGAAATTCATCCGCTACGCAGCAGAAGGTGCTCAGGCTGAAGGCTTCCGACAGGTTGACTGCGTTCTCCTGCGAGAGACGAAGCGCTCCCGAGGTGTACTGGCGGAGAGCCAGCGACGAGACGAAGGCATCTTCCGAACCGTTGGCGGCGAGCTGCGCGTCGACGATGATGGGGATACCGGCGATCGTGCCACGGAGTCCGCCAGGGTTGGCCGAACCGAAGGCTCCAGCGTTCTCCTGCGAGAAGGAGATGACCGGCGTTCCGTCAAGAGCCAGAAGCTTCTTGAAGGTTGCCTTACCAACGACGAGTGCGTCGATCTGTGCACCGGCGGGCTGGAAGTAGGTTGCAGCTGCGTCGGCAAGTGCGCCGGCCCATCCGTCATAGGTTTCGGTCGCGCGGGTAACGATGTGACCTGCACCGGCCTGAGCCGAGACGGTTGCGGTGTACTTGTTGCGGAGCTGCGCTGCGAGAGCGTTTCCGAGTGCGATTGCCTGGCCACGGAGAACCGAGTCGAGGTAAGGCACGGTCGAGCGGGAAACAGCCTGGAGCGAGAGCTCTGCGTAGTTTCCGAGCGTGACGATGGCTTCCGAGTCGGTGTCTACATCGAGCTCGTAGTATCCGAGGTCATCGCCTTCGGCGGCCTGGACTCCAGTGCCGTCGGTCTGACCGGTGACGCGAGCGAAGGTGATCGTCATGCCGGTTGCGGGAGTGACTCCACGACCGAAGACTGCTCCGAGCGGGTTTGCACCTTCGACGAGACGGATGAGGTTGACATCGACAGGAGTGACAACCGAGTTGGCGGTCGTTGCGCCGGTGTATGCGCGGATAGCCGCGTCGTCGCCGTCCACGATTGCCTTGAGGAATTCGCCAGCTGAACGAGTGTCCATAGCGGGCTCTGGTGTCATGTTGATACCAGCGACCTCGCGCTCGAGGTGCTGGATTGCTTCACGGACCTCGGCGAGATCGGAAGCGGGGATTGTGGTTTCGTCCACAGTTTGCTCCTTAGAGTTTGCCGAGTCCGGAGTTTCCGGTTCGGTTGAATCGTCACGGACATCCGTGACAATCGCGCCAGCGTACGCCGGCCACGAAACTAGGCTGATCTCCTTAACGAGTGCGTCGCGGACTTCAGTTACACCGTCGACCACTGCACTGTCGCGCATGATGAATCCCACGGATAGGGAGAGCACTCCGTCAGCGGCGAGAGTCGCTGCGTCGCGTCCCCTCACCGTGTCGCTGAGAAAGGACTCGAAGTGGAATCCGCCATCACGGTCTGCACCGGCCGTAATTTTGCCGATGGGCTCGTGACGGTCGTGTTGCCACAACATCAGAGCGTTCGGGTCGAGAGTGACCGAGCCAGGAGCGAAACGCTCGTTATAGGACGGTGACACTTCTCCATATGGGACCGCGATGCCGGACAGTTGTCGGGTAGTGGTGTCATAGCGAAGCTCTACGAGTTGCTCGCGCGTTTGCATTGTTTCCATTAGACGATTGCTCCATTCGGCGCGAGGCCTTCGATGTTTCTCACCTCGTCCTTCGACAACCATCCGGAAGTCGGGTCGAGCGCGATCTGGTGTGCCTGATAGCGCGTAAGCGTGTCAGAGCGGAGAAGAGCGTCGATGTTCATCTTCGCTACATTCGTAAGACGGCCAGGGAGAAGAGCGGTCATCGCTTCTTCGATTTCGACATAGTAGGCGGCAAGAGTGAATCGGGTGAACGAGATGAGCTCTTGCTCGATATTCGAGTAAGTCATACTGCCACCCTGGAGTGCGGTTGCCATGAGGTTGACAGGGATGCCGAAGAGTCGTGCGGTCTGCTCGACGCCGAAGGATTGCGTCTCCAAGAATTGCGCATCCTTAGGGGACAGATATGTCGACTGGAAGGACAGGCCGTTACCGAGGACGGCCGTCTTGCCGGAGCCGAGAGCGTTCCAAGCATCCGCAGCTCGCTGGGCGTCCGCACCGTCGAGCATCTGGTCGGTCTTAAGGATGCCGGCGGGTGTGCCACCAGCTGCGAACCAGTCCGAAACATAGTCCCGCGTCGAGGTGATGGCTAAGAGTTCTTTTTGAGCGGACTGGATTGGTCCCAGGCCGTACAGATTACCAGGGACGCGAAGAAGACTGAGAGGTTGAATATCCGCGATTGACAGTTTTTGCGTGCCCCGATAAACATAGCTTTGAAGATTGCCGAGATCGTCAGACTGAATCAACACATCGAATGGGTTTAGACATTCGAGTTTGACCACCTCGTTGCGGGTGTCATTACGGTAGACGCGCCAGAAGGCGTTACCGGATAGCGCCAGGGAGTTGACGGTCTGCTCGAGGAAGGCGGCGCGAGTCTGCTTCGGGTCGGGTTGACGAATCCAGAGCGGCGTCGAAGGGAGCTCTACTCCGTCACGGTAAACATGAATCGACAGCTGTTTGATTGCGGTCGAGAGGATTGACACTGCACGGAAGACGGCCGCCAGGGAGAGTGCTTCATTCGTGGTGATGCCCGACGATGCAGATCGCGGGTTAGGGATGGTGCTTCCCGACCAGCGTGCGTTTAAGGACGCAACAGAATCACGGCCTGAATCGAGAAGACCCATAGCCGGACGATTGAGAAATTCGAGGAATCCCATTACCTAAACACTACATCTAGTGTCTAGATTGTGTCAATACCACTACATATAGTGTTTGGCGTGTCGTGGAGATGTCCAGAGTCGAACTGGAGTCCGCCGCCGTTCCCTTGCGGGTCTTACGGCGTCGAGATACCCTTCATCCCCTTTACCCGCAATAGGCGCAATAGGCGCAATAGGCGTAGGCCCTGCGGGTACTGCGGGTACTGCGGGTACTGCGCCTACTGACAAGAATCACACTGCAGAAGGTCCATCGGGTCGATCGGTACTTGAATTCCGTTGATGTTTTCGTTTTCCATAGACCTAACAGAATATCAGACGAACAGCTGAAGACCGGAAGACTTGGGCGTCATCTCAGAAGCAGCATGGACAGCGATAGCCGTCGACATGACAGCATCTATCTCCACGCTCGAATCGACGCGCGAGATACGAAAATTCTCCTGAACATTCTTCCGAACGGTACGCGGAATCTGATAAGTCAGAATCGGATCGCCAGCGTGCTTGAGCGTGCCATGCTTCAGACGGTTATAAAGCGTCGAGGATGCGCGGACGATGTCTCCCAGGTTGAATACGCTGACGCGGAATCCTCGCATCTCCATCTCTTTAGCCAAGTCCTTCATATACAGACCGTCGACCACGAATCCTGCCGGCGCGTGCTTGAGTAGTTGCTGGCAAACAGCGATCAGCCTGGTTGTGGTTGGCCTGGCGAATGTGGCCACTATCTCAGTGTGGACAACATCGTCGATTAGTACGGCGGCCGCGATGGTGCACCAGTCTCCATCTCGAGTCTTGTCGATGGAGAAGTATGGGTTGCCGGTCGGGAAGGTCTCTTCTCGGGGTCGCTCGCACGACCACCAAAGAGACATCGGGATAAAGGTGTGGTCGTTGGAGTGGACGAATCGGTTGAGTCGATAACGGATGATGTCTTCGTCTGGAAGGGAGCGGACATCGTCGAGCATAATCTGGGAATCGATACGGCCAGACGCCAGGGAA